ACGCCTAGACCTTTTAAGCCTACACCTTTACCTAAACCATTCTTGTTAGCCCACGCATTGAATGCGGCAGGGTCACGTGAATAGTCTGGTATGGTTTCTTCTAACGCACCAGTAAAACTACTTTGTCCAGGTCTTAAACCGGATCCAGAATTAGCGTTACTCTGTCTTAATAACTTAGGATTACCCTGAGCTACTTCATTTACTAATCCCTGGATTGTAAGCGGCATACCATCACTACCATATCGTTCTTGACCTTTTTGATTGACGATAGCATAAGTGCCATCATCGTTCCATTGAATATTGTTTTTGACTTTATTCAATGCGTAATCAATCAAATCACTGTCGAACTTGTCACCCATTGCTCGCTGAATATCGCTATCAAGTTCCTTCTCACGCAATGCTTGCTCTTTACGTGCAAGGTTTTGTGAAAGTTCATTAAAGCGTTCGTGCAAGTCGTTAGTTGTTACTCGTCCTGAACTTTGTGGTTGTTTTGGTTGTTCCACTGGCTGTACGTTGCCACCGAGTTGTTGAGCAGATGTTCTAGCAACATAAGCAAGAGCATCTTCTACACTAGTAAAATTGGTACCACTAGCATTGCTAAGGGCATTCAATAAACTTTGTGTAGTACTCTTACGAATAGCACCAGGATTTACCTGTTCTTCGCTACCTTCTTGCCCTTGGGCTGACTGGTTTGCATTAGTCTGGCTGTCGTTGCCAACGAAAGATTTTTGATCCATTTAATTTTTTCCTGATTTTACGTTATCACCGAGTTTGTATTGTATTTATTACAATTAGTTTTTAAGTAGTATTATCTACCCGCAACACCGCCTAATATTAATGCTGGTGCTACTTGATTCGTGTAGTAGGTTATACCTACATCTGTTACAGGAGTACCAGCACCACCTAGTATGCTTGTGTTGTCTGCTTCTCCGTTTTCATTATCTATTTCAGCCTGAGTTTTACCATCTTCTTCACCATAATTTTCGTGTTCTGGTATCATACTAGGTTCTAAATCTCTGCTTAATACTTCGTCATTGTTTTCTTGCATCAATGATTTTAAATCACTAATTGGAATAGTATTGATATAGACCTGTTCGTATTCTGGTATATCCTCTGCTGGACTTAACATAGCAATAATCTCTTTTGTGATTAGTGCTTTAACAATCTCATTGTCGCCAACCATTTCGTTAGCTTTACTAATCAATGCCATTCTATAATTGGTATCGTGTGCTTCGTAGTCGGTGTTGTAATGCACTTCACCAGCCCAACGTTGATCCATAAAACGTGCGGCATAAGTGTAAATCATTTCTTCTGTAACTTCCATCAACCTAGCTTTACTCTTTGCTAATCTGTGTAGTTGTTTACGTTCTTCAATAATAGCAACACCACTTGCAACTTGGTTTTTACTTGTACGTAATCCGCCTAGTCCAGTCAATGCTTCTATCTGTTCTAATATATTATCTTGTGTGCGAATAATTGCGTCTACATCACCTGTGTCAATTGGTATAGCTTCAATCTGTCCTTCATTAGCACGAACGATAGCGCCAGCGTGAACTGGTACCGAAATACCTTTATCTGCACGAATGATGGTATGTGCAAACTGTAATGCTGTATACTTCTCGCATTCTAGTTTATAGTATTCTTTTTGTGCATCTGTTGCACTGTCGATATCACTTACGCCACATTCCATTGTTCTAGGATCTCTGCGACCATATGCAATGAACACAGGTACGCTCATACCCGCAGGGAATTGACCTTCGCCAATCTTTTTAGCTGGCTGTTGTTCTTTACCAGGGCCTTTTTCTACTTCATAACTTTCCCAATAACTTGGTGTTGTTGCATCGCCCAAATGATAGCATTTGATGTAGTAACAATCTGTTTCTTCCATCTCTTTAATCTTAACATACTTTAATAATGGTCTGCCGCCATAGTAGTCGAATTCCCAGTCCCATACATCCAATGGGCTTATCGCACATACGTAAGGCCTACCTAGATTGCCTTCGGTTGCTTGCGGCATATCCACGGCAACCCAACAATGTCCGAAGATACTTGTTAAATCGCCTACGTTTTCCATAAAGCTATTCATACTGCGATTGGTTAAATCACAATCTAACTGAAACAAATCAATCCATTCGTTAGTCTCAGGAGCTACTGCTTTGCCTTGTGGCGTGCAAAATTGTAAATTGCGCTTAATGCCTGGCTCGAATAACACATCATTAATCGTATCAACAATGTAACGACAGATAGGCTGTGCTACTGTGTTAGCTACCAAATCCAAATAAAGTGTGCTATCTTCGCTTGGTCTTTTCTTACGAACATACTGCTTGAAGCTGATGCCGCCAAGATATGCATATTGGTAAGATAACATCTGCAAATAGATGTTGTCGTATACTGCGTTGCGTTTTAGTAAATCACTGTTGTTGTACATTGTATTGTCTCTTTATATTGCCTAGGGCGAAATCTGTTGATTTATAGTGCATAATGTATTTATGCTTTGATACAACTTGCACTTATCTCCGTGATATCTTGCGTACAAATTGTTAGCTTCGTTTTTGTTACAATGAGGACAAGTTGTACGTGGTTGTTTTTTACCCAACATACCATATGAACCACCACCCCACGGTCTATGGCGCCCTTTACTCATCATATCGTCTGTGTTGTCCTGATGCGTGCCTAACCATAAATGTTGTGGATTGACGCAAGATTTATTATCGCACTTGTGTAACACTAACAATCCTGCAGGTATTTTAGTTTGACTATGTTCTTCATAGCTAACACGATGTGTTGTACGCATACCTTTACCATCTCGTATCATACCATAACCAATATTGTTTTTTGCGCCTTGGAATTCCCAACAGTCAGTCAATTGATCGACTACAACTTTTCTTAATAATCTATCGATTAATGGCCCACTGTCGCCTGCATATCTTGTCATATTAACTCCATACCTGATAATCTTCTACTACATCGCCATTCATAATCTCTTCCCAACTTGGGCCACCCGGATACAATGGACTCTCAGGCATATGCTCTAAGCCCGGGCGATTTTGTCTTGTATATTTCACATCAGTGTTCAAATACTCTTGTATACCTAATGTGTTTTCGTGTTGAATAGGGAATAAGTTATGAATGCCATAACGAATACAATCACCTAATCCGTCAATGTGTGCGTAACGACTTTCGTTATACTTGACTAACTTTTTGCGAGATCCATCTTCAAAATGATACGTTTGCATTGCTTCTAATAAGAACTTATCGTCAGGACTTATAACTAATCCACCACGATTGATGAACGCATTGCTTGTGTTGTCTGTATCAGTAATCAATGGATTACTTTTACGTGTATTCACTATTGTAAAGCCATACTTCTCTAAAATAATCCTATCTGTAACACCGAATGGACTTGTTGTATCTCTATTCACTTGCGTTCCACTCATATCAATGATACTGTTTATTCTGCGTTTAGGAAAGTCTTGTCTAATAGCGTCTGCAATGCCTTCAGTGCTACAATCAGGAATCGCATAACTTTTTAATATCTCTATCGTACCATCACGATGACCAGATTTCTTTACTTGTGCAACAGTAGCACACATAACCCTTTTATTAAAATCGTGGAATGTGTATAAATCACCACCAAAATCTTTAATCTCACGTGTATATTTGTGCTTTTCCCAAGTGTAGAAGAATGCATCGCTAACACTTTCCCATTGACACATATAATCCTGATTGAACTTCAATGGACTAATGATACGTTTCTGCTCATCGATAAACTCTTTATTGCCACTACGCATTTGTAGATAATTGTAATGACGAACAACATACTTCTCAGGATTTTCCAATGCTAATGTAAACAAATCGTGCAGTGGACCTGTGCCATTTGGTGTGCTAATCACAATCAATCGACCCTGTGTATCAGCTTGACCAACACGTGGTCTTAAACGATTTGTTATCTCTTGCAATGTATCTTGCGTATACAATGCGGCTTCATCTGCTACCCACACGCCTACGTTTAATCCACGTAAGTTCTCACGTTGCTCTGCACTTTTGCAACGTATAAACACGCCATTAGGAAACTTGATTGTAAGTTCGGAGTTATTGATATCTTTACCATCAACTAATCCAAAATGATTCATACAACTATGTTTCAGTGGCTCCCATATTAAAGATTTTATCATCTGTCCTGTTGGGGCACTATAGATAATATCTTTTCCTTTATGATAGCGAGGGTCTGATGCGAACAGTGGCAGTGCAATAGCGGCTAGAAACGTTTTGCCACTACCAACCGGCACTATATCAACGCAGTGCTTATCAGTAGTGAGCCAATCACGCAAGATAGTGTTTTGTTCACCATACAAAGGAATCTCTATGTTGTTCATTTAGTTGTGATAATCTTTGGCAGATTAGTTTGCCAATCACTTAGTTCAATAGCAGGAAAGTTAAAGTTGTTGTGCATACTCTGACCAAGTGTAGTGTGATCGATCTCTTGTTTATCTGCTACAACCTTATTCAGTATCATACTCTGGTATTTTTGTAGTAAATGTTTATCATCACCCATTCGTGCGTTGTGATAATCTTCTGCAAATCCTTCTGCAAAAGGTTTGTCTTTGTTCTCAATCGCTTGCAATATGGTCAATGCTGATAACTTCTGCACTGATCCCTTTTTGCGACCACCACCTGGTCTAGCTCCGCCACGTTTTGCTTTTGGCTTTTCTATGTTTTCATCAGTCATCTAATAATCCTTCACTACGTAATATGTTTCTAGCCCAAGTAAGTCCTGGCGGTCCACCCCATAATAGATATGCTTGTGTACCTGCTGTATTCTGTCCTGGCTTGTAATACACTTCTGCACGGCTTAAAAAACTATAGGTACGTTTAACTGTATCTAAACTTACTTCTCGTCTATTTGCAAACTGACTTGCACGATTTAATCCTACTGCGGTACCGCCACGATTGCTTGCGCTAACCTTCTCACGCATAGCTAGCCCACGTCTTGCGTTAGCTGCCATTGCTTCTGTTGCTCTATAACCCATTTAATCTCTCCTTCAATAGACTGTTTATTTCTTGGTGTCTATGATTTCTTTTTAACTCATTGTTTAATCGTTGTATGTCTAATACTAACTCTACTGATCCAATCTGTATCATCTCACGCAATTGACCAAAGCGTGTATCGCAAAAACAATGTCCCATAAAATCTTTAATGCTCATACACCTAGGCGTTTAACGAATTCTTCTTCAAGCATTATTTGTTTACTGTGACCTTCAGCTTGGTCTTTCAATGTCTTGCGTAAATCTTTTACGATATCTATGTGATCGTTACGGATCATTTGTAGATATACTCTTACAATGCCTGGATTGTTTAAGCGTTCACGTATTGTTAACATCTTTTGGTTTCCTTACGATCACTCGTCTTTGTTTTACTGGCGGTGTTACTGTAATAGTTGTGCCGCGTGGTAAGTCAGGCAATAGTATATCAGCTTGTGGCTTTCTACCGAATGCTAACTTAATCTTGTCCCAAATACTTTTCATATATAAACCTTTTCGTAATCATCTATATTGTCAGTTTCATCGAGACCATCCCAATAACTGCCATCAGTCTTTAGTCGATACTTCAATGATCCAAACACACTTAAAAACTTTTGATTCTTTTGACCCCATTGTTTAGTAAGCTCTAAAAATCTATCACGGCCCAACATTATTTGTAATTGTGTTTTACAATCTTCTGGACTTGGATTGATATCGTTCTTTGTATCTTGTAGTGTGTGCATAAAACTTATGCATTGGTCGATCTCATATTCATTCATAAACGGCGACAGCTCTGTGACCATTTTATCAAAATTCTTTATGTGACCAACATAGAATGGCTTGTCTATAATGCCTTTAAACTCGCTCAATGTAATGCTCCTTTAGTAATACTATCGATCACTTGATTAGTATCAATGTTTACCTTACCTTTAAGTTCGGTAGTTAATCCAGCTTTGTATTCTTTGAGGTAATTCTCTTGTTGCAATGCGCCCAAAAACTGGTGTATGGTACGTAGGCCTAATATTTTCATCTCAAAGATATGTTTGTTATCGTCGGATAAGTCATCAACATTCATACTCATCATCTTCTCTAATGATACTTCAATGTCCTTAACCAATGGGTCTACTGTAACGACTAACTGTTCGTCATCATCTCGGTATAGTTTATATGTATATTCAATCACTTGTTTTTATCTTTCTTCATTGGTTCTTTGTAACCACTTGCGTGAATAGCGGCAGCTTGTTTCTCTGCATCAGCACGATTTAAATATGGCTTACCTGTATCGCCGTAACGATACATTCTTTGTCCTTTAATCATCACTACTTGTATTGGCATTTGGCACATCCTTCTTCTTATTAGTATTTAGTTGTTTGCACGTAGTCTTGTGCTTTATTACGCTGTTAGCAAACTTTAATGTGGTCTCGCAATGTTGACATTTCCACGCTGAGAAACCCCATTCATTAGTTTTTTTATCATACTTGTATATGATGCTAGTTTTTATTGCAGTAGTAGGCAATACAGAACTATGTTGCAGATGTAGTTGACGTGGGTTGTATTTCATCAAGTATATATCGTATAGTACTATTTTCCAGTTCTCTACGTTTATACCAACTCTTACGCATATTGTCTCTATGCTCTTGCGTTTTGGGAACACCTAACTTTGCTTCACGCATCTTTTGTTTTTGCTCTGGAGTTTTTGGCACTCCAGTACAAGCTTTGCGAATGCCTTCAGTAACATTGTGTAATGCTTCTGGCGCAAACGGACCAGTGCCACGAATCCAAGCACTATAACCCTCGTCTAATGTATCAATTGGCACTACACCTAACTCAAAACGCTTGATGTGTTTTACGCCATTACTGTCGTATCTGTGATATCTTGTGTAACTTTTTTGTTTCATAATATTATTTATTTTCCATAATGTATTTGGTTATTTTTGTTTGTTAACCAGTTTGTAGCCTATTTACTATGTGAACGATGTGAACGGTTTCAGTGGTTTTGTAACCACCATATAAAAAAAATATATTTTTTTGTTATCCAGGCGAAAACCTGAAAAACCGTTCACATCGTTCACATCGTTCACAAAAGTGCTTTCCAAGTCGATTGGAGCGTTTTTTAAAAAAAATCGTTCACAAAAACAGCTAAAAAGTGTGAACGGTTTTGGCATTTAGATAGTGATTGTAAACTGGCCACTGGTCAATTTCGTATTTTTATCAGGAGCGGTCACACCGGTACTAAACAACTTATAATCTAAACCATAGTTAGTATTACTAGTAGGTAGCTTAAAACAGTTCTTTTGCACTGTTTCACTGATACAACCATCATATGTTAATCGAACACGTTCTTTTTTCATATATTCATATTTGATTTTACTTTGGTCTAGATATCTTTGATACTTCTTACTAATATTCTGTACTGTAAGTTTAGTGTTATTAGTTAGTTCGTGTACTGCTTGCACTAATACGTCTAATGTAATGATACCACATTCATTAAATACCGGCATCAAACTATCAAATACAAGTTGTACTGTATCTTTCTGGTCTTCAAATCGTTTCTTATAATCTATGCCGTGCAGTGGTCGTAGTAAGCTCATATTCTCAACATCGTGTTTTTTAAGTATATGATACAGCCATTTACCAGCTTCTGTACGATCTTTGATTAGATTGTTAATCTCATTAGTTCTTACTTTTGCACCTTCTTCATCTATACCAATTGCAATAATCTCATCGACCATAACTTTATCAGTAGTGGTTACACTCCAACGTCTATCTTCGCCACTTGCACCAGTGCCAGCTAGTTTGATAACACCATTGGGATTATTACTAGTAAAAATCATATTGTAGTTTCTATCTGCGGTATAAGCATCAACGCCTTTTCTTTCAATACGTTGTTCTTCACCACCGGTAGCGTTTTTAAGTTTGCCTTCGGGTAGTTCGCCAGTAGCTGGTTCGTCATAGTAAAGAATAACTGCTGTTTCCCAACTTGCATTAAATCCATCTGTTAGTTCTTTGAGTGCGGCAGGTACTACGCAACCGTGAGTAAAGATAGTTTTAAGTAGTTCGATGAAACGACCTTTACCATTACCACCTGGATAGCCACCAATATCTAAATTAGGTATGTTAGCATTTCGTGCTGGCCATCTCCATTTGTATGCGATCCATTTCTCTATATGTTCGATATTCTCTTGCTTACCGCCACCTAAACAGTATAATAGAAAATCAAAATCTTTATTGTAGTCATCGCATTCTATCGGTTGCACCCAATATTTTTCTATTATCTTCATTTTATTGTAGACCATAAGATCGTCCCACTTTTCAGTGTTAAAACTGCCAGTCATATTGTAGTAATCGTTTTTAGTAATCTGAAACAATCGTTTGATATTGTCTGTATCTGAATGCAATATTTGATTACTCATTTTGTTAAGAACAGGTACGATCTTACTTGCATCTACACTATTAAACTGTGGATTGATTACGCCTGGACAATTCTTATTTGCCATTTGTAAACAATAGATAAACTTGTTATCTTGCACTAGATATCCAATATAGTAATCTTTGATAAGCTGTTCAATCAGTTGATTTTCTTCTTTTTGAGTAAGCTTCTTTGTAATCTGGTTGATTTCTTCTACAACATCACCCATTTCTACTAATTCTGCTTGGGCTATTTCGATTTTGTTTTTTGTTCTATCAATCAATCTATCTAAATCGTCAATAGTTTCATTAGACAATTTGTCTTGTTCTCTGGCATCTTGGTATTCTGCCAATTCGCCACGTAGATTTCTAACTTCTTGTCGTTTTGTGGCAATCTTCTTTTTAGTTGCCATATCCATTTTAGTCATTTTAAACTCCTTAACTTGTTTTCTAACTCCATTAACTGTCTTTCTAGTAGTGTAATACCACTTAGTTTAATAAGAGTGCCAATCTTTGGGCTGTTAGCACGAGGCTTCCAACTCATTAGTGTAGGCATTTCTTTCTTTGTTTTCTCGGGCCAATAGTATTGTAATAGCATTTTTGCTGAACTGATGCCTATACAACTACACGTAGCCCAAGCTATTGTTCGCCATAAATCATAATCACCACGGAGATTGCCAACTTTATGTTGTATCTTTTCTAGTAATATATTGACGAACTCCTCATCAACCGTAGTTGTTTGATATTGTTGTGGTACAACATTATCATACTTGGTCATATCTTCGTAAATCAATGTTAGCCAATATGCTAACACATCGTCTGGTAATGGTTGCAACATTGTATTACTTGGCGGATTAATCCAAGTGTATTGTCTTCCATCATTTAGTTTGCTTGGCGGCATTACTGACTGTCCACCCCATCTAAACTCTAACTTACTAACAACTTTACGTTTTAGTACTGACCAGTATTCTTCTGGTACAATAAAAGCTGCCTGTAATCTATATTCTTTGCCACTGGTCCACATAATCGTATTCAGTTGATCGATGGGATATTGTGGGAATATATCAGTCCAATAGTCAATAGCTTCTATGCCATCAAAATCGATAGCACAAGTGCCATTACTATGCTGACCAAGTTGTAGTCCGATATTACTGGACTCAATCTGTTGTAATGTTAGTGGGTTGTTTTGCCAGTTGTTGGGATATGGCTTCTTATCGCCATTCTGTACATTACAGAACCGCCAATCTTTACAGATTAGTAGTTCGTTGTCTCTCATTCGTTATAACCTAAATATTGTAGTTCTCTAATAATATAGTCAATCTGTTCGTCCCATAGTTTGACCATATTCCAGTCGGGACCACATAGATAAGCTTCGCGGCTCTCATATGCGTTGATAAGTTCTTGTTGTAAATCAATGATGATTTGCTTACTCATCTCATTCATAGGTCTAATAGTTTGTTGCATAAGTTTTTCTCTTTCTAATAGTGTTCTAACGTATTCTGTATATGTAGGTGTAATGCGTGGTATTCCCAGTTCTCCGATATCAATCATTCCGATTCTGCGTTGCCACGGTATAGTTGCCGCAATCGCATCATTGAACGTATCTATGTTAAACTGTTTAATGTCGTTATCGATAAAATATCTATCGATAAGATGTTGTTCTGTCGTT